CATATTTGTAATGGAATTAATTTTTGGTTGTTGCAATTAGAACAAATATTTATTGAAAGAAAATTAAATGGTTATAGAGCAAGATTATGAATATTGAGCAAGTGCTAGAGATGTGGAAAAAAGATTCCATAATAGATGATTTAAAATTAGATGATACAACCGTAAAGATGGCGCGTATCCATAGTAAATACTTAGAGTTAGTTACCATCGCTAAGATGAGTAAAAAGAAAAAAGACTTAGAGTATAAAACTTTACTTAAAGATAAGTGGCTATATTATAATGGTAAGTTATCTAAAGAAGAGATTGATTCATTTGGTTGGGAGTATGACCCGTTCAAAGGATTGAATAAACCTCTTAAAGGAGATATGAATTACTACTATGATGCAGATACTGATATTCAAAAAATGCAAGCATTAGTAGAATATGATAAGGTTCTTATAGAAACATTAGAAGAAATTATGAATACTATTAGATGGAGACATCAAAACATTGGTAACATAATTAAATGGAGAGCATTTGAAGCCGGCGCGTAAAATTAAAGGTATTCCACCCCATGATAAATTTCCATGTAGTTGTGGACGTTCACCTACTGGTAGATGTTGTGGCTGGCATAGCTTAACGGAAGAAGAGTATATGGAAAAATTTAAATTATATGAAAAGGAGAAAAATAATGTATAGTTGGAGTAAAAATTGGCCAACCTTAACTGAAATGTTTTTTGGTAAAGGTATAAATCCTGCAACGGATAGGCCTTATGGTAAAATTACTAAAGAAAAACCAGTAAGTGGAAAAACTACAGATACAGGTAAAAGTAAAAAATAACGCATTTGAATCTGGTGTATGATAGCATGTATATGCAGAAATATAAGTGAAAATAAATATAAAGATAAACAAGCTTTATATAAAAGATTATTAGAAAATGATAAACAATGTTGCAAGTGTTTAAATAGATATGGAATCTATAACTGTAAAAGTAAAAAATAATGCGTTTCTTTATATTGATTGCGATGACAAAGGGATTCTTCATGAATTAAGTGAAGCATTTACTTTTTTTGTTCCCAATTATAAGTTCACCCCTCAATTTAGAAACAAGCTTTGGGACGGAAAAATCCGCCTCTTTAATATGCGTGACCAATCAATCTATTCAGGATTGTTTGGTTATGTAAAAGCTTTTTGTATAGAAAGAAATATAGAACTTATATCTATATTAAAAGAACCACCAAGCAAATATAACTTACCAGGTATGGATTATCCTGATGACATATCTTGGATTAAAAATATTCCAATTCCGTGGATACCAAAAGATTATCAATTAGAAGCTATTAAACATGGATTGCGAACGAGGTCAGGACTTTTAGTATCACCTACAGCCTCAGGGAAATCATTAATAATATATCTTCTTATGAGATATTTTTTAGCTACTAATGAGGATAAGGTATTAATAATAGTACCTACCACTTCCCTTGTCAAACAAATGTATGGAGACTTTTGTCAATATGCAGATAATGATGATGATTGGTTTGCAACTGAGAATTGTCATGAAATAATGGCTGGACTTTATAAGTATCATAATACTAAAAGAGTTTATATATCTACTTGGCAATCAATATATCAACAACAAAAAGTTTATTTTCAACAATTTGGTATGGTGATAGGTGATGAGGCTCATAATTTTAAAGCTAAATCTCTTACTAGTATACTAACCAAATGTACTGAGGCTCGATATAGATTTGGATTAACAGGTACTCTAGATGGTACACAAACTCATAAACTTGTATTGGAAGGATTGTTCGGTCCTCATAAAAATATAACAACATCAAAAGCCCTTATTGATAGAGGTGATTTAGCTAATTTATCTATAGACATTATATTACTTAAACATAAAGAAGAATCATGCAAAGAAGTAAATGGTATGAAGTACCAAGAGGAAGTAGATTATATTGTGACATGTGAGGCGCGAAATAAATTTATTAAGAACCTAGCTCTAGACCAAAAGGGTAACACATTAATTTTGTTCCAATATGTAGAAAAGCATGGTGAACCATTATTTAGAATGATTGATGAAGCGGTTAAGGGAATATGGAAAATGGGTAAAAGAAAAGTATTCTTTGTAAGTGGTAAAGTCCCAGCCGATATAAGAGAAGAAATTAGAGCTATAACAGAAAAAGAAAAGGATGCTATATTGGTTTGTTCTTATGGTACATTCTCTACTGGTGTCAATATAGTTAATCTAAACAATATAATTTTTGCCTCGCCCAGTAAGAGTCAGATAAGGGTATTACAATCTATTGGTAGAGGATTAAGAAAAACAGATAAGGATACCAAGTTGTATGACATAGCTGATGACCTACATTGGAAATCAAAAAAGAATTATACCTTAAATCATAGTAGAAATAGGGTAGAAATATACGCTAAAGAAAAATTTAAATTTAAGATACATGAAGTCAAATTATTATAAATAGATATATGGATAATTTAGAAAACAAAAAATTCCCAGAAAGACTGGAAGATGTTCCAGTTAAACTATTTAAATTGGTTTCAGGTGAAACGATAGTTGCATACACGCATGAGATAGAAGAAGCTCATGGTGGGTTAATAGGTATTGAGGAACCAATGAAAGTAATAGTTGAGGACCAAACACATTTTGTTATGACTCCGTGGCTACCATTTGCATCACAGAAGTTGCATGTATTAGAGGATTTTAATGTTATGTTAACGTCGGAAGTGAACGTTGATGTTAAAGCTCATTATATGAAAATAATATTAGATGGTACTCAACAAAACCAGGAAGAAATCAAAGAGGATATACGAAGACTACGAGGTGGTTCTACTGTACACTAAGCTCTCTATTCTGGTCTCCCCGACAATCTATTCTATTATAACATATAAATACGCAAAAGTAAACAGTCTTTGCAAAATAAATATTAATTAATTTACTGTTTACTTTAAGGGATAATTATGATATAATGTATATAAACATGGAGATAATATGAGTGAAAAAATCAAACCCAGAGAGAAACCCCATTACGTAAATAATCGACAGTTTTCATATGCTGTCGTTGACTATGTGACTGAGGCCCAAGAGGCTAAGAAAAAAGGAGAAAAAAATCCAGTAGTAACAGATTATATAGCCACATGTTTTATGAAAATCTGTGAAGGCCTTTCCCATAAACCAAACTTTGTTCGGTATACTTACCGCGATGAAATGGTTATGGATGGAGTAGAGAATTGTCTTAAAGCAATATATAATTATAGAATAGATGCATCTACCCGTACGGGAAAGCCAAATGCATTCTCTTACTTTACTCAAATAGCTTACTTTGCTTTTATACGCAGAATAGTTAAAGAGAAAAAACAAACAGATATTAAATTTAAATTTATGGCTCAAGCGGATATAGAAGACTTTGCTTCATCTATAGATAAAAACAGTCCTATTGACCAATCATTTCTTGATACAATTAGAGAGAAAATATCTAAGATTCAAGAAACAGACCAAGCTATTAAAGATTTTGCTAAGGCTGAAAAAGAAAAAGAGAAAAAAGGTTTAGAAAAGGTGATGTAATGACACATAGAGATTTATTAATTATTGGCTATGGTGTAGTTGGCCAAGCTGTATATGAAGGTCTAAATAAAGACTCAATGAACTATATAAAAATTTTAGACCCACCAAAGGATATGAATCCTTTAGATGATGGCATTAATGACTATTCAGATTATAATTATTATGATGGCATTATAATATGTTTACCCACACCACAAGGACCAACAGGTGAATGTGATGATATGATGGTTGAGCAATATATTCATGAAATCCGTTTAGCAGCACCGTTTATACCTATCCTTATTAAGTCAACTATATCAGTTGAACTAATTGCGTTATTGGAAGACGATAAAGAAATAACATTTAATCCAGAGTTTTTGACAGAAGCTGATTCAAAAGAAGAATTTTGTAATCAAAAGTTTGCTATATTTGGTGGAGCTAATGCTAGGTATTGGTATTCAATATATATGAATGCTGGTATAAGAATGCATTCCGTTAAATTTACTTCTATGTTAAATGCGTGTTATGCAAAGTATGCCATTAATAGTTTCCTTGCAACCAAGGTTGTATTTTTTAATGAGTTATATAATTTATATAATACACATGGTGGAGAGGAATTTGATGAGTTAACAGAGTTAGTGGCTATGGACGAACGAATTGGAAAAAGTCATATGATGGTACCAGGTCCTGATAGAAGATTTGGATTTGGTGGTATGTGTTTTCCAAAAGATACATCTGCATTTATTAAGACCTCTAAAAATAAAGCCACAACACTGCAATTATTAGAAAAAGCCACAGAAATAAATAAAGAATTAAGAGCTGGTATGCTCTGGGCAAAATGAATATAATAATGACTGGCCATCATGGCTATATAGGTTCTCACTTAGCGCCATACTTGGAAGAAAAGGGACATATAGTATATGGTTGGAATGGTGATATAAGAAATTTTAATAGTAGATATGAAAGATATGGATTTGATATGGTAATCCATTTAGCTGCTTTGACAGGTGTAAGGAAATCAATTGAAAATCCAGAAGAATATTGGGATGTAAATGTCAATGGAACAAGAGCTGTATTTAATTGGTGTAGAGAACGTGATGCAAAATGTTTATATGCTTCCTCTTCAAATGCTATAGAATGGTGGACTAATCCTTATGCTATGACCAAAAAGGTTAATGAACATGATGGAAAAGATTTTGTTGGATTTAGACCTCATACAGTATATCCAGGCAGAGAGGATATGTTATATGATAGGATGGTTAATTATCCCAGTCATGTTAAATATATTAATGGAAGGCATGAAAGAGATTGGACTCATATAGATGATGTTTGCAGCGGGCTGTTTACTTTGGTTGAAAACTATGATATAATAGTAGGTAAAGTTGTTGATATTGGAACTGGAGAATCTATTAACTTAAAAGAAGTGGCAGCAAAATTAATGCCATACCACACACCGGAAATAAGATTTGAAAATCCACCACATGAACGTATAAGGACATGTGCAGATACAACTATTTTAAACGAATTAGGATGGACGCATGCAAATCGCATTGTTAAATGATACCCATTGTGGTGTAAGAAATAGCTCAAAAATATTCATAGACTTTCAAGAAAGATTTTATTCAGAAATCTTTTTTCCATATTGCAAGACTAATAATATTGAACATATAATACATCTTGGAGATTATTATGACCATAGGAAGTTTGTAAATTTTAAAGCACTTAATGCTAACCGAAAACATTTCTTAGAACCATTAGCTAATAATGGTATGACAATGGATATTATTCCAGGGAATCATGATGTGTTCCATAAAAATACAAATGAACTTTGTTCTCTTAAAGAGCTTTTAGGATACTATACAAAAAATATTAATATTATAATGAAGCCTTCCACATTAAATTATGATGGATTGGATATTCATTTACTACCGTGGATTAATCCAGATAATCATGACCACTCAATGGAATTTATAAGAAAAAATAATGGTATGATGATGGCACATTTAGAATTAACTAACTTTGAAATGATGAGAGGTATTAAGCAACCTATGGGAAATGGTATGAGCAAAGACCCATTCAAGCATTATGATATAGTTTTGTCTGGACATTACCATGCCTCATCACAACAAGAGAACATAAGATATCTTGGATGTCAAATGGAATTCACATGGGCTGATGCTCATGATGAAAAATATTTCCATATATTAGACACAGATACAAAAGAAATCAAAGCAATACCAAATCCTTTAAGGATGTTTGAGAAAATATATTATGATGATACTACACAAGACTATGAGAATTTTGATATAAATATATGTACGAACAAATTTGTTAAAGTCATAGTGGGTAATAAGTCGAACCCATTTATGTTTGATAAGTTTATAGAACGAATATCAGAGCTAAAGACACATGATTTAAAAATAGCTGAAAATTTCTCTGAATTCTTGGGTGAAAATGTAGTAACCAATATAGAAGAAATAGAAAATACGACTGACTTAATGGCAAGCTATATAGATGGTGTGAACACTGATTTAGATAAAGGGAAATTAAAAACCCTTATGAATAGTCTATATAACGATGCCTTAGATATGGAGATACAATAATGAAACAACAAATAAGACACAGATTAGCATGGGCGGCTTTAGCCGTTGCTGTAGGAGTAATACTGTTTGCAAGTGGATGTTCAATGTTAGAAGAACAGATGGCTAGTGCACAAGCAGCATTAGGTTTTGCTGGCGATAAAGAAATTATAGAATGTACAAGCAATACGGAGACTGGATGCGAAGGCTGGGTAGAGAGCGAAGCGACGACAACGAATTAGATATAGAAGCAAACAAGCTCCTTTGGGGTATATATCAATTTACAATTACATTAATTATTATAGCTCTTATAGCATGGCCAATATCCAAAGTATGGAGTGCTATAGGAAGTTCAGAAGAAGTATGGACAGATTTTAGTCCTGAGACTCCAACTGAAATGGCTGAATATATTGAAAGAAATGACGAAGAAGAAAAACTCGACAAAGAGAAATACCGGGTTTATTTTGAAGACAAAGAATTAGTAATTATGGTGCTTGGTGGACTTGAATGGTGGAAGAAAAACTGCGGAAACCTATCAGGCACTGGTGAATATTTTATGAATTTAGCCATTGAAAAACATGGTATAAATACAGATGAACTAATAGATAATATGACTTTTCAAACCGGTCATTTTGCTGCAGCACTATATAACGATTGTGATATATTCTTAGAGCAAACAAAAAGTATTGGTTTAGATATGATGCTTATGAAAACCCCACAGGAGATTCAACTTGATACAATTCCAGAAGTTAGTATATAAGAACTTTCTATCTACCGGAAATAATCCCATAACAATTCAATTAAATAAGAGTAAATCTACTCTTGTTGTAGGCACCAATGGGTCCGGTAAGTCCACAATACTTGATGCATTATCTTTTGCTTTATTTGGTAAGGCACATAGAAATGTTAATAAAAATGGATTAATAAATTCCGTTAATGGAAAAGGTTGTGAGGTATCAGTAGAGTTTGAGACAGCTGGTCATGACTTTAGAGTGGTACGAGGAATTAAACCAAACATATTTGAGGTATGGCAGAACGGTAAGATGATAGACCAGACCAGTTCAGTACGCGACTACCAAAAATTTCTAGAACAAAATATACTGAAACTAAATCATAAAAGTTTTCACCAGATTGTAGTTCTTGGTTCAAGCAACTTTATACCCTTTATGCAATTAAGAACTCATGAGAGGCGATTAGTAATTGAAGATTTGTTAGACATTAATATATTCAGTAAAATGAAGTTTGTATTAAAAGCAAGGACATCTACTATACGTGAAAATGGTAAAGGTTTAAAGATATCTGTAAATGCTCAAAAGGACAAGATTGAATATCAGAAAAAACATCTTAACCAATTAGAAGAAATAAATGAAGAAGCAAAAAAATCCTTTGATGAAGAAATTAAAGACTGTCAAGAAAAACTTAAAGCCTTAAGATTAGAATTAGAAAAATATCCATACGGACTTGAACAAAAATTAAAAACTTTAAGAAATATAAAAGATGAGTTAATTACTGAAAAGGGTAAGTGTAATCATGTTATGAAACACCTTGTTGATACAGCTAAGTTTTTTGAGAATAATGATGATTGTCCAACATGTACTCAAGAGATTAATAAACAATTAAAGACTGCAATGCTTATTGAAGTTAAAGACCAAGCAAAAAAGACTCAACAAGAAATTACTGATAATGAACCAAAATATAATTCTACTTGCTTAGCAATAGAACAAGCAAGAGATGATATTAATTCTATGCTTGATACCAATAGGAAAATTAATTGGTGTTCAGATAGAATAGATTCATTGGAAAGCAAGCAAGTCAAAGAAGTTGATATGAAAAAACCATTACAAGATTTAATTGATATGACATATGAACTTGGAGATATACAAGAACAATTAGATGAAGCAAATACTGATTTATTATATAATGACATAGCATCAGAAATGCTTAAGGATACTGGCATAAGAACTAAAGTCATAAAGGAATATCTACCAGCAATGAATGGACTTATTAATCAATATCTTCAAGTGTTAGAATTCTTTGTGGCATTCCACCTTGATGAGAATTTTGAAGAGACAATTAAGTCCAGACATAGGGACACATTTGTATATGACAATTTCTCAGAAGGAGAAAAAATGAGGATTGACCTGAGTCTATTATTTGCTTGGCGTCAAATAGCTAAAATGAAGAACTCTACCAACACAAATTTGTTAATCCTTGACGAGACATTTGACTCATCACTAGACGACGATGGTGTGGACAACCTATTAAAAATTCTATTGACTCTTGAAAATGGCACAAATACATTTATTATTTCCCATAAGCCAGACCTACTTGAGAATAAACTCAAAGCTAAAATAGAATTTAAAAAAGTAAATAACTTTAGTATCATAGAAAATTATTCCATATATTAGCCGTTTTATAGAATAGACTTTCTTTTTTTAAAAATACTCTCCTAAGTACCTCAAACTATGATATAATGGTACATTAAGATAAAAAAAGGAACAAAATATGGTAACATTTACAACTGATATTGACCACAATATCTCAATCTTGGAATTACTTCGCTCATTAACTTACTTTGAGGCAACTTTAATTTCACTTGATGAACAACCGGAATTACCACTTCCAGCAATTACTATTTCAATCCCTGAAAATAGGCTTGAGGAATTTAGGAGTACTGTTTAGCAGACAATATACTTCAGCTAACGGAACCGTTAGTATTCTTATTGAAAATACTCTCCTAAAGCCGTTAAACTATGATATAATATACTATATAAAATAAAAAAAGAGGAAAAATATGAATGCAACAATTGAAAACTTAATGATAAAATACCCAAACAAAACGGAATTTAGTGCGGCAATGATTAAAGATGCCGCTGAAGCAGCTGGGGAAAACCCAAGGTCTGCTTATGTTAATATTAGATATGTTAAAAAATGTCCTACGGTCCGCCGTGGAGTTTATAACTTAGAAAGCTTAATGCCAAAATCAGCTAAAAAACCAGCTGCTAAAATGGCAATCAAAGGAGTTGCTTCAGTTTCTAATGATGAAGTTTTTGTTCCTGATTTTGATGAGACATTTGTTCCTTGGGGAAACTTTACTGAAATAGTTAAAGTTATTAGGTCAAGAATGTTTTATCCAACTTATGTTTCTGGACTATCAGGTAATGGTAAAACATTCCAGATAGAACAGGCTTGTGCTAAATTAAATCGTGAATATGTTAGGGTTCAAATTTCACCTGAGACAGATGAGGATGATTTAATTGGTGGTTTCCGTCTAATTAAAGGTGAGACAGTTTTCATGAAAGGTCCGGTTATTAAGGCTATGGAAGCTGGAGCAGTTTTAATGATTGACGAAATTGACCGTGGTACTAATAAAATTATGTGTCTTCAAGGTGTTCTTGAAGGTAAGCCAGTTTTAATTAAAAAGACAGGTGAAGTTGTTGAACCTAAAAAAGGTTTTAACATAATTGCTACAGCGAATACCAAAGGTAAAGGTTCAGATGATGGCCGTTATTCAGGTGCTCAAATTATTGATGATGCTTTTTTAGAGAGATTTACTATTACTCTTGAACAGACTTTCCCAACTATTAAAGTTGAGGAAAAAATTGTTATGAAGCATATGAAAAAGTTTGAAATTATGGATGAAGAATTTGCTAAGCTTTTAGTTGGTTGGGCAGATGCTATTAGGAAAACTTTTTATGATGATGGAATTGATGAGGTTATTTCAACTCGTCGTTTATGCCACATTGTTCAAACATTTTCAATTTTCAAAAAACGTGATAAGGCGATTGCTTTATGTGTTAATCGTTTTGATGAAGATACTAAGGATGCTTTTAAAGACCTTTATGAAAAAGTTGATGCGACAATCAATGGTGAACCTGAAATTTCTTTAGATGAAGAAGATTTAAAGGAAGCCATGAAAGAAGAATTAGAAAGAGAATGGGAGGACGAATAATAATGAACCTTTCAGCTCAAGAATATTTGGCAAAGCTTTTAGCTAAAGAAAATTTATCAGTTCAACATGGTAATTATTCAACAGCTAGCTTTGATGTTTTAAATAGAGTTTTAAGATTACCACTTTGGGAAGACAAAGGTAAGGATGTTTATGACTTACTAGTTGGACATGAAGTTGGTCATGCTCTTTATACCCCAGCTGATGGGTGGCATGATTCTGAAAAGAAAATTGGAAAAATTCCTAGAGCTTATTTAAATATTGTTGAAGATATTAGAATTGAACGTAAAATCCAAGAGACATATCCTGGAATAGTTCGTCGTTTTAAAAGTGGTTATAAAAAACTTTTTGATGATAATTTATTTGGTACAGATGATAGAGACATTAATGAGGCAGGTCTTATGGACAGGCTTAATGTTCATTCAAAAGGTAGAGGTTATCTTCCAGTTGAATTCTCAGATGAGGAAACTCCATTAGTTAAAGAAGCTATGGAAGTTAAAACTTGGGATGATGTTCTTAAAATTTGTAAAAAATTCTATGACTTTATTGAAGAAAATAAAGAGGAAGAAGAAGAGCAGCCAGAAGGTACAGGCGCTGATATTCCAAGTAATGATATGGACGGTGATGACCAAGCTGAAACTGAAAACCCACAAGGTACTACTCCTCCAGAAGATGGTGATGACGACCAAGAAAGTGAAGGTGGTTCAGGTGATGCTGAAGGTGAAGGTGAAGAAACTAAAGAACCTGCTGAGCCTGGTCATGAAACTTGGACTGAAGATACTTTTAGAGAAAATGAAAGTGAACTTTTAGAAAAGCAAGAAGACCGTTATAATGATAATAAAAAACAATCATTATATTCTTCTGGAATTTCTGATGCTAACCTTAAAAATATGTTATTCACATATAAAGAAGCTGACAAAATTAGATTAGAATGGATGGTTGAACATATTGGTGATAATGAATATGACAGAAGTGGATGTGCTTATACTTCTACAGACGTTAAAGAAGATTGGATTAAATCTAAGCCAGGTATGAATGCAATAGCAGGTCAATTAGCTAAAGATTTTGAAAGAAAGAAAGCAGCATTTGAATATTCAAGAGCTACTACAGCAAAATCTGGAAAGCTTGACCCATTAAAGCTTCATTCATATAAAATGACTGAGGATATCTTTTTAACAACTACACAATTAGCTCAAGCTAAATCACATGGAATTATAATGTTTATGGACCTTTCAGGTTCAATGTGTGAAATCATAGAAGATGTTACTACCCAAGCAATTACTATTGCAATGTTTTGTAGAAAAGTTAATATACCTTTTGCAGCTTATTCATTCACAACTTCAGCTTATCACTCTCAAACTATTAGAGAAGTTAAACAAACTGGTGGTGAAATGGATATTAAAGGTTCAAAAGTTGTTGAGATGTTTTCTTCAAATATGAATACTAAAACTTTTGAAGAAGCTGCTTTAACTACATTTGCAGTTGCTAAAGCTCATTCATATTCTAGACAAATCCCATATTATATTTCAGGTAGAATGTTAGCAAACATAGATGGTATGGGTTCAACTCCACTTATTCAAACTTGTATTTTAGCTGCTAAACTTACTAAAGCTTTTCAGAAAAAGCATGCAATTCAAAATACAAATTTAATGTTCTTAACTGACGGAGTTCCTGATGGAATTTATGTTGAGGAAGATAAAAATGCTGATGTTAAAACTCACCATTCACATAAGATGATAAACTTTAATGGTAAAATGATTCACGCTGATAACACAAGAGATATGTATGCAGAAATGTTAAAGCGTCTTAAAGAGATTACTGGTGCTACTATAATGGGTTTCCATTTAGCGACTGATGCTTCTTCATTTGGTCAAGGTTTATATGGTGTTGAGGAAGAGAGATACCATAACCCAGATTTTCCTGAGTTACTTAAAAAGTGGAGAAAAGAAGGTCACATTGAATATAGAAATAAAAAAGGTTATGACAACTATTTCATAATCAAAATTGCTAAAAATCATAGTGATGATGAGTTTGTTTTACCAGAAGGAAAAACTGAATTGAAAGATATTAAACGTGAATTCAGAAAATTCAACAAAACTAAAAAAGCTACTAAGCAATTAGTTGGGAAAATCACAGATGCGGTTGCTGCTTAGTTTAGTATTATTATTTTCTCATTACGCCAATGCTGGTGCTTGGGAAGATAATAATATTCCAAATAATATTATGAACCAACTTACAGAAGTTGGAGCAAACTCAAGTGCAAATTGGACAGGTGATATGGACTTTGTTTCATTGACAGTCTCAGAAGATATCTTAAAAGTTGACCAAGTCCTTGATGATGGTTGGTCTCATTATGTTTATATAATTGCATTTAATAGATTTTTAAGTAAAGACTTTAAGACCATTAATGAATTATTAGTCCATAAAAAAATTAAATCTATTGGAGAACAAATTGAAAAGATTTTAATTGAGCACCCTGATGCTGTGTTTGGTATTTCCTTAAAGCCTGGAATGGAAACTTTTTATAAAATGCCAGATGGAATGAGCCAAACATATTGGCACCTTGCATTTGAAAATGATAAAGAAGTTAGAGAGACATATCAAAAGCTTTGGAAAATTATATCAGAAGACTTAAACCATATCTCCAGTAATAACTTAGTCTTTAATATTTTAAATGAGCCTGAATTTGAACAAATGAGAGCTTGGAATAAAAGAGAGTTATGGCAAGAATGGTCAACAGAAATTGTTGATGAGATAAGAAATGTTTCCCCTGGGAGAACAATTATAATTGAAGCAATACATAAAGGCCTATGGGCAAGGCATGGAAATCCAGCAAATTTATTACTTCCTATTGATAGGACAAATATTGTTTATGGGTTTCATTATTATTACCATGAAGAATTAAAAGTAATGCATTGGTCAAGTGAAGTTAAATCACATATGAGTCAACTTATTAATTACTCAAATAAATATAATGTCCCAGTGGTCTTAAGTGAAATAGGACTAAATGGACTATGCGATGGAATTGGTCCATCCCCCAGCTCGCGAGCTGCATATGCAGGTCAAGTATATGGTCAGTTAATCCCAGCAGATATTGGAATTACTTGGTGGTCAATAGATAGTCCTTCCAATTCACCATACCAAAGAGTGAATGGTGATTGCGATAGAAATTTAAATAAAGAGTTAATTAAAGATGAAGAATTATTTTTAGCATTAAATTTAAATTAACTGTTTACTTTACTATTGTTTTATGATATAATAATACTATTATGAAATTTAATAATATAACAAGTGATGAAATTGATAACATTATTGAACTCGCCGAAGACCGAAAGAATAATATTATGAAATTTAATGAACACAAAAATTTAAAAGATGTTGCAGAATATGTTGAAAAGACCTACTCAGGTCACTACACATCTGCAAATGGAATCCAAAGTATGGATTTAATCTCCAGTTCTGGAAGAGGATTGGACTTTTGTCTTGGTAATGTACTTAAGTATGCATCAAGATATGGTAAGAAAAATGGAGCTAATAGAATAGACTTAATGAAAATAATTCATTATGCATTATTGGCCATAAATGAACATGACATAAAGGAGTCAAACCGTGAAACTTAGTAATGAAATAATTGAAGCACTAAATAACTTTCAAACAATCAATAGTAATATTGCCTTAGGAGAGGAAGGAGGCTTCATACGCACTATGTCGGTGTCTAAAACACTCATGGCGAAGGCCAACATAGAACCCGAGGTACCATATCAATGGCCATATACTTTTGGCATATATGACCTAGGAGAGTTCCTAAGTTGTCTTAATATGTTTGATGACCCTACTTTATCATTTGATGATGATAAAAAGTATGTGATTATTACAGATGGTATCACAACATTCAAATATTATTTCTCTGAGGTTGACACATTGACAGTGCCTACCAAGGACATTGAGTTAGAATGCAATGACATAACTTTCACTTTAACTCATGACCAAATGATGCAATTAAGAAAAGCAGCTGGAACTCTTAGGACAAATACATTAAGTGTAAGAAAAAGTACCACTGGTTCTCAATTTATTGAATGCACCATCGTTGATAAATCTAATCCAACTTCAAATCAATTCACAATGAACCTTTCAAATTGCAGTATAAATACTTCTGCAGAATTTGATTTTGTTTTTGATATGAATAATTTTAAATTCATTAATGCCGACTCATATGAATTTGGTATTGATAAGAAGCTTATTGCTTCTGTAATGGCTGGCAACATCAAGTATTGGGTTGCCCTTGATAAGACAACAACATATAAGGAATAATATATATGGCTGATAAAACTAAGGATGTAATTAAAGAAACAGCAACAGATGAAGCTGTTCCTGAAATGAATCCAACTGGTGATACTTTAAATCTCACAGATATTGCAGCAGTAATTCAAATTATTGATGTAGTAACCAAACGTGGTGCCTTTGAAGGAAATGAAATGGCTGATGTTGGCTCAATAAGAAATAGATTAGAAAAATTTATTAAGGCTGCTGCTCCAGCACCTACCGAAGCCGCACCCAAAACAGAAGAAAAATAACTGTTTACTTTTAACTCAATTTGTGGTATAATATTATATTATGAAAGAATTTTTATTCGTTGAAAAGTATAGACCACAAGTCATAGAGGATTGTATTCTCCCTAAAGGATTAAAAGATACTTTTGAAAGTATTGTCCAAAAGGGAGAGCTTCCCAATATGATGTTCACTGGTTCGGCTGGAGTTGGCAAGACTACAGTCGCCAGAGCATTATGTAATGAATTAGATTTAGACTATATGATGATTAATGGTTCCGAAGATGGAAACATTGATACACTTCGTGGTAAGATTAAACAATTCGCAAGTACTATATCATTACATGGTGGACAAAAGGTAGTCATTCTTGATGAGGCTGATTACTTAAATCCCCAATCTACACAGCCCGCTTTGCGTGGGTTCATAGAAGAGTTCTCTTCTAATTGTAGATTTATATTAACTTGCAATTTTAAAAATCGTATTATAGACCCACTTCACTCAAGGTGTTCTATATATGAATTTAATTACGGCATGGATAAAGGACCTATAGCCGCGCAGTTCATGCGTAGGTTAGGAAATATCCTTGATGCTGAAGAAATTAAATATGATAATCAGGTTCTTGCTGAACTGATTATGAAATATATTCCAGACTGGAGACGCATCATTAATGAGTGTCAAAGATATGGAATGAGTGGTACCATTGATACCGGCATTCTTGTTACTCTATCTGAGTCAAGCATTAAGGCATTAATGAAAGATTTAAAATCTAAAAACTTTAAGAGTATGCGCAAGTGGGTTACTGATAACATTGACGTAGAATCCTCAAAGTTATTTAGAATGATTTATGATAATATGGTTGAGTACGTGACGCCTAATAGTATTCCACAATTAGTGCTTATACTTGCAGACTATTCTTATAAAGATAGTTTTGTAGCTGACCATGAATTAAATGTAGTGGCATGTATGACTGAAATAATGTCGCAAATTAAATTTAAATAGGAGAATAATATGCTAGATAACATGGCAAATTATGCAACAATCATACTTATGTTGGCAATGGTCAATGTGGTATGGCAATTAGAAAGAGCCAGTAGGTTAATAAAACAAATGAGTAGAATTTTAAAGGAAGGATTTTCAGATGAATAGAGCAGATATAAAAGAGTTACTACGTGACAACGTAGCTGAAATAATGTTTACAAAAAAAGATGGTACTGAACGTATTATGAATTGCACACTTAAATCTAAGCTTATACCCGAGGAACATACACCTAAAGGTACAAGCACAGCTAAAGAAAATTTAGATGTGGTCAATGTATTTGATTTAGATAAAATAGGTTGGCGTTCTTTTTTAGTGGATAATGTGCAATATGTCAAAACCACCCACTAAGAATGAAAACAAAGTCATTGACTTTTTTACCAGAAAGCCGTATGACATAGACCACTTTAATAACCATGACAGCTCAGGCATAGCATTGGCTGACTTTGTAAATGGAGTAAAGCCTAATGGTTTGGTTATTGACGCTGGTTGTGGTATTAATCCATTTAAAGAAAAGATTAATAACCTTATAGGATTTGACGCAGCTCCGTATGAAGGAGCAGACTTCCAAGCAACTTTTAATCAAGCACATCATATATTTAATAGAGATTTTGCTGATGTTGTATTAGCTCTAGGTTCATGCAACTTCGGCACCCTTAATGAGAACCTATATCATTTTGATAAATTTTATTCATGGTTAAAAAAAGGTGGACTATGTATTGTAAGAGTTCATCTTAATAGAGCAGAGATTCATATGGAACCTGATACAGAATATGCGCATTGGACAATAGAGAGTGCTGACCATTGTGCTTTCAAATGGTTCAAAGATAAATTTAAAGTATTAGATATGCATATTGAAACAATGATATCTATTAAAGATGGCACAACACCAGTTCAACTTGCTGTATGGGTATGGAAAAAAATATGAATCCATTTGAATTAATAAAATCAATATCCAATACTAAAAAAAATATACTTGAAAATGAGAAAGACTATAATGCCTTTATGGTAAACCGTGGTCTATCTTATTTTCCAGATACTGTCTTATACGCCAATGAAATGAACAAGTTTCATCATCTCGGAGGTCGATTACAATACTCATTTCTTATAAATATCATAAGGAAACGTAATCGTTTTTCCAAGTGGAACAAATCTATTGAATCTGAAAATATCAATGCTATAAAAAGATATTATGGTTATAGCAACGAAAAAGCTCGTGATGTACTTCCGCTTTTAAGTAATGAAACCCTTAAAATTATAAGAGGAAGAATAAATCATGGCGGAACACAAAGACAATCTAGTTAGCTGGACACCAGACATGATGCTGGAAGTAACTCTAGCTGAGCCGGATGACTTTTTAAAAATCAGAGAAACATTAACACGTATGGGCGTAGCGTCCAAAAGAGATTCTCAACTATTTCAATCATGCCATATCCTTCATAAGCAAGGTAGGTATTTTATAACTCACTTTAAAGAGTTATTCTTATTAGATGGCAAACCATCTAATCTAACAGAGAATGACCTCCAAAGACGTAACACAATTGTTACACTCATGTCTGATTGGGGATTATTAGAAACTGTTAAACCAGTAGGAGAAACAGCTCCATTAAATCAAATTAAAATAATATCACATAAAGAAAAAGGAGATTGGGAACTTTGTCCCAAGTATAATATTGGAATAAAGTAAAATTATATTATGATTTTAGCATTGTTATTAGGCACATTGTACGGTCTTATAATTGGATTGATACCAGCAGCAGGAGCCACCACAGGTCTTGTAGTTCTATTTGGTTTTATGTCTTATTTCTCAGACCCGTACTTAGGAGTTGTATTCTGTATGGCTGTAGTAGCAGCCTCTACCACAGGTGATACATACTCCGGAATCTTATTAGGTATCCCAGGTGCTAACTCAGCCGCTGCCACAATGGTCGACGGTCACCCTCTAGCCAAGCAAGGCAAAGCAACCTATGCTCTTACAGCAGCAATAACAACCTCAACTGTCAATGGTCTCCTATGGGGAACACTTACATTTGCCTTACTCCCTTGGTATACAAAGCTTATGATGGTCTTTGGCGTCCCAGAGATGTGGGCTTTTGTTATGTTAGCTCTTGCCTGTGTTGGATTTGTATCTAATAAATTCTGGATTAGAAGCTTAATGGCTATATTAATTGGATTATTCTTAGGAAGTATAGGTACTAACCCAGTGACAAATGCTGATAGGTGGACATTCGGTTGGGAATATCTAGGAGCTGGTATTCAAATTATGCCAATGGTTGCTGGTCTATTTGCCTTCCCTGAAATATTAGATGGTTGGAGAAAAGGAGATAAAACTACCATATCACATAATACCAAAGGTCAAACCTTAGATGGAATTAAAGCCGCATGGAAATATAGATGGGATTCAATAAGAGGCGGAGCAATAGGAGCCTTTATTGGTTTCCTTCCAGGACTTGGTGGTGCTATGGGAGATTGGATGGCGTATGGTTCAGCCGTTGCTGCCAATCCTAATGAAGAATTTGGTAAAGGAAATATAAGAGGTGTTATAGGTTCAGAAGGAGCTAACAATTCTCAAAAGGCTACATCAATGATTCCCACAGTTTTATTTGGAATCCCTGGTGCTTCTTTTGCTGCAGTATTAATGGCTTTATTTATGACATTAGGATTTGAATTAGGAACACCTGACCTTGCTTATGATACAAGATTTTTTGATAGTCTCACATTTGGATTTATGTGGGCTACGGTTTTAGTAGGTATATTATGCATTATGTTTAATAGATACATTTCAAAGATATCCTCATGGCCATATAAATATTATTTCCCAATCCTTGTAGTGTTTATCACTTGGGCTTGTGCTCAATACACTGGTGGTTGGGAGGACTATGCTATATTGATATTATGCTCGGCTCTTGGAGTCTTTTGTAAAGCATATAAATATAGTAGACCGGCTTTGTTGATGGCATTCATCTTAGCCATAAAGGTAGAAACATTGACTCTACAATTAAGTGCTTTATATACTATAGATACTCTTATGACTAGGCCAATATTTATTATTTTAATTATAACAATTATAGCAATGGCAACATTATCTATAAGAAAAAACAAACTGGAGTATGCATGAAAAAATTAATCGCACTTTGCCTTATAGCATTCACAACATCAGCCTTAGCTGATTATGTCTTTGTTGTACCACAAAAACCTGGAGCTGGAACAAGCCAATGGGCTGCAATTATTGCAGAACAACTTGAGCCATTCTTAGGAGAAAAGATACACATTAAACATATACCAGGAGCAAGAGATATTCCTGGCTTTAATGAATTCCATAACTCTTTAAGAGTATCTGATAAGATTGTTATGGTTTCACATGGTGGTAATGGAGTTAGCTTCTTACAAGAGAATGTTGACTATGACTATAATGATTATGACTCTATTGGTCTTATGAATTTAAATATTATAGCTGGTAAAGCTATTGGAGCAGATATGACGCATCCAATTTTTGCTGCTGGTTCGGGTATGGTTCCCGAAGCTTTTGCTATGGCCCTATTAATATGTGGTAATAAATCTACATCAATAGATTATTATATTGCTTGCTTTGGTGAGCATGTGACTTGGGTTAATGGAATGTCAGGTGGTGAACGTAGACTTGCATTTAAACGTGGTGAACTAAATGGTACAAGGGAAAACCCAGCTGCATATAAAAAACATGTTGAACCAAATGACAAAGCAGAAATATGGTTCCATCATGGTATACTCCAAGCAGATGGAAGTCATGCTGATGACCCTAACTATCCTGGGTTCCAATTAGAAATTTTATTTGAAGAGCTTTGGGATGCACCACCAAGTGGAGAATTTTATGATGCTTATAAGCTTGTCAAATCATTTAGAGATGGTATGCAAAAAGCCTTATGGGTAAATAAAGGAAATCAAAATACATTTGCTTTAAGGAATGCTTTACATCAAATGAGTTTAGACCCAGATGCAGTAGCTGCTATTGAAGCTAAAGTTGGTAAATATGAATGGAAGATTGGTGATGAAGGTAATGCACATAGAGATACCCTTATGTCATTCATTACTGAAGATGCTCTTAGGAATTTAATTCGTTTTAATACAGAAGCATTAGGATTAGCAAGCATATTTAAAGACCATCTTGTAATAGAAGTTGAGGTACCAACACAGCTTGAAGGAACTGATTTGAGAGGATGAAGAATTATATATTTGTAACAGGTGCTCCAGGAAGTATGTGGAGTGGTATCTCTCAAAAAATTAGAGAGGAGCATAATGCAGATATGACTGACTGTACTCCTGATAGAATATATAAACATCATAAATATGCTGGCCATAAAGGAAATTACTATGGACCAAAGATGCAATATGGTAATTGGTTAGGCTCTACTTTTGGTACCAGACAAATGTGGATTGATGAAATTGACAAAAGTTTTGATGGACCTAAGGACCAAACTAAAGTAATACTATCTCATAATTTTGCATATTACTTAAATGATATTGTAGAGTTATTTCCAGAAAGTAAAATTGTTGCAGTAGTTAGAGATAATGATGAATGTTTTAATTGGTGGCAAGAAGCAGGTGGCTGGAATATAACATACCCAAATTATGAATGGTATATAGATGATATACAAATGATGGAAGAAATAAAAGAGCAAAATAAATTAATAAAACGGTTTACAATTACACCAAACTGTGATATAATATATGTATAAATAGATTTGACAGATGCGAAAGGTCTGTCAATAACCGTAGCATTTTGCTACAATTTTAACCTTGCTATTTAATAGGAGGACATTATGTCAAACTTAGCATTTAACTTCCCAAGAGATACATTCCTGGGATTTGATTCTCTCTTTAACACACTATCTGAAATGAATGTCGAACGCGCTAGAGGCGTTGGATATCCACCATATAATGTTATTAAAAGAGATGATGGTCATTTTTTAATTGAAATCGCTGTTGCGGGATTTAAAAAAGAAGACATTGACCTAACACTTGAGAAAAGTGTTTTAACTATCACTGGTAAACATAAAGGTGGTAGCGATGTACGAGATTATACCCATAGGGGTATTTCTCAAAGAGCGTTTGAGCGTTCATTCACATTAAGCGAGACCATTAAGGTCGTTGGAGCTGACATTGTTGATGGATTGCTTGTAGTTATTTTGGAGAACGATATTCCAGAAGAGGACAAGCCTCAAACAATTAATTTAGGTGACCTACCTAAGCACGCTAAAAAGCTATTGCTTGGGTAAATAAATACTAAGGAGCACTTATGGCATATTCAGACGCAGTATTAGACCACTATAATCATCCACGCAATGTGGGTAAAATGGATTTGAGTGATAAGAATGTTGGGACTGGTATGGTAGGTGCTCCATCTTGCGGTGACGTTATGAAGCTGCAAATTAAAGTAGAGAAAGATATTATACAGGATGCAGTATTTAAATGTTATGGCTGTGGTTCTGCAATAGCTTCCTCTTCTATTATTACTGAAATGCTTAAGGGTATGACACTCGACCAAGCAGAAGAAATAAAAAATACAGAGGTGGTTAGCCAGCTTGACCTACCCCCAGTTAAAATACACTGCTCCGTTTTAGCTGAAGATTCAATTAGAGCAGCAATCAAAGATTATAAATCAAAACAACACAGGTAAATTATGAATGAATTAATTAGATTAATCCGGCTTACGTCGGGTGAGGAAATATTGGTTGGTATTAAAGATATGAATGAAAAACAAACAGTTGTAACAGACCCAGTAATATTAATCCCTGAACCAGGAGGTACTGGCAGAATAAGTTTTATGCCTTATTTGTCTTATTGCGAAATGGACGAATTAGTTATTAAAGAAGAACATATTATGTTTATATGCGAGCCTGAAGCAGGCCTCCAAACAAAATATGAAGATATGATTAAAGGCAAAATCAAATTAATAGAACCAACACAAGCAGAAATATTTACATAAATCTATTTACTTTTAATGCGATTTATGGTATAATGGTACCATGAATAATACTTTTTACACTAACGCTTTTCGTCACGGAAAAGTAATCAAATATACTGGTTATAAGAATGGTAAAAAAGTAAGCTATACTGTTCCATTTGCACCAACCCTATTCGTCCCAAGCAAAGAAGATAAAACACTGACTCTAGTCAGCTGGACTGCACTTGATGGCACACCAGTAGAACCAGTTGTGTTTGGAAGTATGAGTGAGTCTACTGATTTTATAAAACAATATAAAGATGTTCCTAACTTTAAAGTGTATGGCAATACTAATTTTGTTGCGCAATTTCTTAATGAGAAATTCCCTGGGAATATAGAATGGGATAGAAATATTATTAATGTTACTTCACTTGATATTGAAGTAAAATATGGAGAGGGTTTCCCTGACCCAGATATAGCTGACCAAGAAGTTACAGCCATCACAATGAAAAACAATATAGATGATGTCTATTATACATTTGGTTGTGGCGATTATGACAAGAGTAAATCCCTTATGCAAACTCATGAGGTAAGATATATTAAATGTCAGAACGAGAGAGAATTACTCCACAAGTTTGTATTTCATATGAATCACACTTCCCCTGATGTTCTTACTGGTTGGAATATAGAATTTTTTGATATCCCGTACTTAGTTAATAGAATAGCAAAAGTCAATGGTGGGAATAAAGAGAAATTGTTATCTCCTTGGAGAATGATAGACAAAAGAGAAATCAATACAGGCTACGGGCAAGTCCGTACTAGATATGAATTAAAAGGTATTACTATTCTTGACTATATGCCTATCTTTAAAAAGTTTAGTTATCAACATGGTCCACAAGAATCTTATAAGTTAGACCATATTGCTAATATAGTTCTTGGTGAAAAGAAACTTGACTTCGGTGAGGCTTCTAATTTAAATGAATTATATACAAATGACTATCAAAAGTTTATTGATTATAATATAAAAGACGTTGAGCTTATAGACCGTATGGAAGATAAGCTTGGACTTATTACTTTATGTTTGACAATGGCATATAAAGGTGGTGTCAATTATGATTCAGTTCTAGGGACTGTTGCTATTTGGGATTCATTAATTTATAGACATCTATATGAATATAAAATAACAATACCACAAAATGAGGAATCGTTTAAAAGCGCATATCCTGGTGGATATGTTAAAGAACCTCAAGTGGGAATGCATGATTGGGTATGTTCATTTGACTTGAACTCTCTATACCCATCAATTATTATGCAATACAATATGTCACCTGAGACTATATTACTTGATGATGAGCCTGGTACTAATGTTGAATCTGTTCTTAATAATAAAATTAAAAATACACATTACTATACAGGATTAGCTGTTAATGGTACCCGCTTTGATTGTAAAAAGCGTGGTGTATTCCCACAAGTAATCCAAAAAATCTATGATGAACGGGTTAAATTCAAACAAAAACAAATTAAAGCTGAACAAGAATTAGAATTGTCCGGCAGTAAGTCAGAGCAATATGATATTGAAAAGCGTATTGCCTTAGCTAAAAATCAGCAAATGGCTCTTAAGATTCTTCTTAATAGTTTATATGGCGCTATAGGTAATAAATGGTTTAGGTATTTTGATATGAGAATTGCTGAAGCTATTACTCTAACTGGCCAAGCAACTATCAAATGGGCAGAGAAATATTTGAATGAATATCTTAATAAGACTTTAAAAACTGACAAAGACTATGTGATTGCTATTGATACTGATTCAGTGTATGTCACCCTTGATGAATTTATTAAACGTTTTAAACCAGCAAACCCTATTAACTTTTTAGATAAATTATGTTCCACCGCAATAGAAGATGCTCTTAAAGAAGCTTTTAATGAGCTATATATTTCACTTGGTGGTTATGAAAATAAAATGGTTATGGGACGAGAAGTAATTGCTAATAGAGGTATATGGACAGCAAAGAAAAGATACATATTAAACGTATATGACAATGAAGGAGTTCGTTATACAAATCCACATTTAAAAATTATGGGTATTGAAGCTATCAAGTCAAGTACTCCAGCAATATGCAGGGAAGCATTAAAAGATATGTTTAAAAGAATTATTGAGACTGATGAGATAACAGTTCAAGCCGATATACAAAATTTTAAGAAAGTATTCTCTCAAGCGGCAGCTGAGGAAGTTAGTTTTCCTCGGTCCGTCCAGAATATTCGCAAATGGATAGACAAAGAATCTATATATAAAAAGGGTACACCTATTCATGTGAGGGGAGCAATATTACATAATGAATTAATTAGAGATAAAAAACTAAATAATAAAATAGAAAAAATACATGGTGGCGATAAGGTTAAATTCACATACCTTGTTATGCCAAATCCTATAAAAGAGAATGTCATTTCATTTATTGATTTTTTACCAAAGCAATTTAAGCTTGAGGATTATATAGATTATAACCTCCAATTTGAAAAGACATTTATTAGTGCGATTGAACCAGTATTAGATGCAGTTGGATGGAAAAGCGAAAAGACTATTTCTTTAGAATCTTTTTTCGTTTAACTATGTACATTCAATACTAATTGTGATATAATATACCAAAAGGAGAAATTTATGAGTGCAGATTGGGTAAATGATATTAATAGAATGCAAACCAAATTTGGCGTACGTGATTGGATAGCAAATGCCAGTCCTTTTATGTTGCGTAAGTATATAAAATTTAGATATGATTTCCTTAAAGAGGAAATGGAAGAAACACGTGAGGCAATTATTTATGAGGATTCTGAAGAACTTGTTGATGGTCTTATTGATATTTGTGTTGTGGCTATTGGAACTTTAGATGCTATGGGTGTTAATCCACACAAAGCATGGGATACAGTTTTAAAAGCTAACATGGCAAAAGACCTTGGAGAAAATAAAACAAGACCAAATCCATTGGGAATTCCAGATATGGTTAAACCTGAAGGTTGGAAAAATCCAAGTCATGAAGGTAATCACGGTCTTATACCTCAATCCCATAAGGGTAATGTCCAAGAAGAAATTTGGACAGATGAACAAGAGGCAGCATTAGAAAAAATGATACATGACAAAGAGCTACTAAAAAAAGCAATGAAAGCAAATAAAGCTAGAACTGAAATTAGTGGTAAGTTTAATACTAAGTGGACACCAGATGCTATTGAAAAATATGGTAGAGCAGTTGAAACTATTAGAAAAGATGAGGTAAAATAATGGATGAGTTATATGAAGAGTATGAAAAATTAACAATAAATCATGAGCCGTTAATGGCTGCAGGAATAATGATGGCACAAGCAATGAAAATTTATAAAGCCATGTTATCTGAAGATGAATTTAAATTAATGACTGAACATATATTAAAAAGTCGGGATGATATTCCAACATCTGAAATACCAAAGGTACATTAATTATGGCTAAGCAATCTTGGAACGATTTTATATTTTCTAAAACACATACTTATGACTTATGGTTGCAAAGGTATAAAGGTAAAACTGTTCATGACCTTACTGTTAATGAACATACTAAATTTTCAACAGAATATAAAAGATGGAAACAGGGAAACATTGAGAAAGTAACTTGAATTATTCACTTACAATATTTAAATCAATATATGATAATAAGACGCATAAGCGTTTAAACTTTAGCTCTTATATGTCTTTTGAAAAAATGTTTTTTGATTTAGCAGAAGAGCCTCGTAAAGATAAAAAATCAGCTCCTTTAATATCACCCGCCATATATACAGAAAAAACAACAAGGGCAAACGATAATGTTTTAGGTTGGGCTGGTTGGTGTGCAGTAGATATAGATGAAGGTAATTGGCATGGTAAGACCCTCACAAAAGATATAATTGAAAAGTATAGTAAATGGAACTATATATGTTATAGCACGGCATCATCTACATATAAAAAACCAAAATTTAGAATGGTCTTTCCATTATCAAAAGCCATAGGAAAAAATTCAATTAAACATTTTTGGTATGCTCTCAATAAAGAGTTAGGAGATGTTGGTGACCCTCAAACAAAAGATTTAAGTCGTATGTATTATATCCCTGGGAAATATGAAGGTGCATATAATTTTATATACAATAATTTTAACGGTGTTGATATGGACCCACTTGAAATCATAAGCAAACATGATTATGTGGAGAGGTCTGGTTCTTTATTAGATAACCTACCACCAAAAATGAGAACACAAGTACTCGCTCACCGTAAAAATTCAATGACAAATACAAGTGTGACATGGAATAATTATAGAGATTGTCCATTTGTTAATAAAAAGTTAGTTAAAGAATACAATGAAATAACTGACACAGGCTGGTATGCAAAGATGTATGCCATTATGGTTTCAATTGCGGGTAACGCGATACGTAAAAAATATCCAATCACCGCACAGGAAATCACCACATTATGCAAGGAAATAGATTATGAGAATGGAAACTGGTATAAATCAAGACCCTTTGATAAAGAGGCCGATAGAGCAATTGAATTTGTCTACTCTAATAACTGATACGGCTGCCTTAAAGGACCATCAAAAATTAAAAGCTTTATCACAAGCATTTTCAGTATTTACAAATAAAACTTTTGTAATTCCTGAAGAATTTGTAAAAGAACAAAATGAAAGATGGTTAGACCCAACAATAAATTATGATAGCCGTAAGGGAATGGATTATGAATTTCTTGAATGGCATTTCCTTAAAGAGGGATTAGTAGATAAAAAAGATACTACATTTGAAACTGATGGAAAGCTAGCTAAATATTGGCCTGACTATAATGTTGATTGGAGAAGATTTGATAATAAAGTAATTGCTTCTAAATGGTTTGAAATTAGTCCACAAATGATTCATGCAATTGAAAAAAAAGTGGTTACGCATTTTAATTTTATTAAATCTGATGAAGATGGCGATGAAATTTTAAAAGGAAATGACGAAGTTACATATAAGCATATAGGCTGTGCAACTGCTAAACTAACACTTGAAATGGCTGGGGACAGCCAATTTAAACCTGGATATAAAGTTGTGGATGTCTATTTACTTTGCGCTAAAACTATGTTATAATATAAGTATATGAAATTTGATAAAGAAAAGCCACCTATGGCTCTAATTCCACCTGAACCTCTTTATGAAGTAGCCGATGTATTTCGGTTTGGTGCTGAAAAATATGGTATGAATAATTGGCGAGATGATGGTGACAAAACAGAATGGGCTCGCACTTATTCTTCTATTCAACGTCACCTAAATAAATTTTGGGAAGGTGAAGATATTGACCCTGAATCTGGCAAATCTCATTTAGCACATGCTACAACTCAAATGTTAATTTTAATGGTACACCAAATGGAGCATCCAGAAATGGATGATAGATATAATGCTAGTAAGACCATATAAAGTATCAGATGTTCGTGACTATTTTATTGGCGCCAAACAAGGTGGCAATTATGGTCAAACAATAGATAAGACAGGTGTTAAGTGTATTGAATTAATTGGTGCAAGTTTTGAAGCAGATGAACCTGCAATATTTGGTACACCCAATATAGAATACATTAAAAAAGAAATTGATTGGTATCAATCTATGTCTTTAAACATTAATGACATATATGGATTTGGTAAGAATCCACCAGAGGCATGGAAATATGCTGCATCTCCAGAAGGTTGGATTCATTCTAATTATGGTTATTTAATTTGGCACCAAGATAATTATGACCAATATGAAAATTGTTTAAAAGAATTAAAAGCTAATCCTAATTCCAGAAGAGCTATGATGATTTATAATAGACCAGAAATTTGGAATGAATATGATATGGATGGATGTTCAGATTTTATATGTACCAATTCAGTAGCTTATTATATTCGTAATGACAAATTACATTGCTCAGTGTCAATGCGCAGTAATGATGTTGTGTATGGATATAAAAATGATTATGCATGGCAACAATATGTATTACATGAATTAGCAAATGACTTAAGTGTAGAAGTAGGAACAATGATTTGGCAGGTTCAAAACCTCCATGTATATGAAAAACATTTTGACTTAGTTAAACCAAAGGTACACATATGAAGATAGCAATAGTATTTGGAAAAGGTTTAGACGGATGTGGCGTTGAGAAATATGGTTATGAGTGGAAACGCTATGACCCAGACAATATTGATATATTTAATTTAGTTGAAAGAAGCTTTGTTAGGTCGGGTGGTCATATTAAAGAATCAATTTCTTTTAAACCTAGTGAGATGCTAGATGTTGCAAAGAGATTAAATGACAACTATGATATTGTAATATTAAATAGTTATCCAAGTCCCATGCATAAAAGAGAAACCATTAAGAGTTTCTATTATGATTTAGTTCTACAAATAAAGAAACCTATATTGGTTAGTATGATGCATGAGATTAAAAGAATGAACTATGACAGAATACCAATTCACCTAGCAATATCTAATGCTGCTGATATAATATTTAATTTCTCTACAGAGACCACTTACTCACAGGACATGGCTGGTATTTTAACCAATAAAAAGCTTGGTGAAAGAATAGCAAGAATGAAATTACCTATAACGGTTTCTGACTATGAAGAATATAGAATACCATTTAAGGACAAAAATAAATCTTGTATATACGCAAGTCGTTGGACTTCAATGAAACACCCAAGTAGATTAATTGACCTCTGGGAAATGGATAAAGATTTTCATTATGCGATTCATGGAATTGAAAGGTCTATTGGAGCTAAGTTTGATATTATAGATAGAACAGAATATCAAGCAAAGTTTAATGGATATACTTATTATGCTGGTAGAGAACTAATGGAATCATTTGGTCCTTATGAATATCAAGAGGGTATGAACCTTATAGCTAATAGTATGTTTGGATATAGTGGTTATGCTTTACCAAAAGAAAGACATAACTATGGTGATAGATTTGAATACGCTCAAATGGAAATAATTGCTGTAGGGACAGTTCCAATATTTGATATTGACTATGGATTATATAATAATGCTGAAAATGGTAAACCATTCTCTGACCATGATATAGCTATTTGGTCTGATAGAAATGATTTAGAAAATACTAAAGAGCAAATACATAGAATTTCAAAAGATGAAGGTGCCTATAATAGATATTTAGATGCTGGTATAGAATTTCTTAAAACAGAAACTGATGCTTCTAATATAATACCACCAATGCTAGAACATATAACCAAGGTTGGCAAACAAACAGATAAGTGGGACCATGATACATTCCTAGACAATGTTTATAATACAGATGTAAAAGAACATTTTAATTATGTAATGGAAAATCATATACCAGCGTTGGGTGCAAAAGAAATTATGAATCAAACCATAAGTTATTTTGAAAAGAAAAAAAGAATAGTATATAAATCAAAACAAGAATTAAAAGATGATGGCCAAATTTCCTTAGAGGACTTTTTTACATAATGGATTTAGTTAAAAAACAAAATAGAGAATCAGTAGTAATAGATATAGACCACACAATCTCATTTCCCAGATTGGATTTAATAAGCTCGGCTGAAAGATTTGGATTATCAACTCCAAACCATGATGTTATAAATGGTATGAGAAGATTAAAGGAAAAAGGATTTAAAATTATTTTACTTACAGCCAGAAGGATGTTAACACATGACGGTGATGTAGAAGCAATCATAGCAGATGTAGGTGATATAACTATTAATTGGTTAAAGGAACATGACGTTCCATACGATGAAATTATATGGGGCAAACCCTATTCATCTACCTGGTATGTAGATGATAAGTCAATGAACTTAGAGGAATTTAAAGAATGGACAGATTCAATTTAGTAATACCCGCAGCTGGAGCAGCAACAAGATTAAGACCGTTATCTTCCAACACGTCAAAGATTATGGTGCGTGTTAATGGTAAACCAACCCTTGATTATATAATAGAGGCTGTCAATGGCAGTGTTGATGAAGTGGTTATTATTGATGGAAAGTTTACAGATATCCGAGAGTATTGTGAGGTAAAACATCCAAATATAGAATTTGCTAATCAACCAAGTTTTGATGGACCAAGGGATGCCATTAGTATTGGTATGAATGCTTTAAAAGACCCAAGTAAACCAGTTGTTGTTTGGTTAGGTGATGCAATTATTTTAGAAAAAGATATGCCATTAGGTACAGATTTTCTTTTAACTAAAATTGTAGATGACCATAAAAATTGGTGTATGTGGGATGGTTTAGATTATTATAATAAACCAGATAAACCAATTCCAAATGGTACAGCATTAGTTGGATTATATTCTTTTAAAGATGGTGTTCGTGCTAGAGATGCATTTCAACAAACTAAAGATTCTGATATATCAGGCGCTCTAAAAATATATGGAGAGTTCAATAATGTAACCACTAATTTATGGTATGACATTGGTGATTTGCCTAGATATTTTAAAACCTGTGCAGCTCTTTTAAATACAAAAGCTCGCGCATTTAATAATTTGCACTTTGATTCAGACCTTGGTACAATAAGAAAAGGTCCTGACTATCATAATGAACATAGTATAAAAACATTAAGAGATGAAAAAGCCTGGTATGATACACTCACTCCAGAGCAATCATTATTTACACCAAGAATATTACCACATAAAGTTGATTTAATTATGTCATATGAATCTGGTACATTATTAAGTGATATAATGCTATATGAAAATATGCCTGATTCCCATTGGGATTATATAATGGATAGAATATTTCAAATTAAATTAAAGTATTTTAATAATAGAATACAAAACGTAGGTAACATTGATAGTTTTTCAGGATTATCTAGAAAGATGTGGATTGACAAAACAGAAGAAAGACTATCTAGGATTGGTGGTTTTCCTAAAGGTATTAAAATTAAATTATTAGATTGGGCTTATGAAGTTCATAAACACACAGCTCCAATTACTGGAATGCATGGTGATTTACACTTTGCTAATATATTATATAACCAACAGACAGACCAGTTTAAACTCCTTGACCCAAGAGGAAACTATGGAGGAAAGGTTGGAACAATAGGAGATGATATTTATGATTGGGCTAAGTTAGCACATGATTGTTATTATGGATATAATGCAGCTGTTGCCGATGTTCCACATAATAAATACGTAAAAGAATTATTTGTTCGCAAGTTAGATGAATATGATTTACCAAAAGATATTATATTAAAAGGTGGATTATTACTTGTTGCTACATGTATTCCATTACACTATGACGATTCTGGACGACAAACAAGATTTTTACAAAAGGTATTAAATGAAATGGGCTAGTATAGTACCTCTTATTGGAGGTGGAACAATTGCAATGGAAAATGTATTTGGCAAAAGGCCAGCATACATGATGTCATATAATGAATTTGAAGCTAATGATGCTCATATAGTAGAACATTATAGAAAGCAATGTAGTGACCCTGAAGATGGTGCCAATTATGTTCCTTATTATATATTAGAAAATAAACGTAAGAATGGATTTATCTGGCATGGTCGACAACAAGGTGAAGGTCCCGAAGGTGAGATGAATGGAAGATATGTTGATGTTGTTAATACTATATGTCCATGTGCTGGTCTTTCTTCTTTAAACGTTGCGCCATCAGGTCAGGCAGAAATAAATGATTATATGGCTAAGACTGCAGAATACATTTTAGAACAAGTAGGTCCAAAGGTACTATGGGGAGAAAACGCTCCAAGGTTAGCTACCAATTTGGGCAAGCCGGTTGTAAAAAAATTAAGAGCCTTAGCAAAAAAGAATGGCTATACATTTTCTTTATATAAAACAAAAAGCATATTACATGGATTAAGTCAAGTACGGGATAGGTCATTTTATTTCTTTTGGAAAGGAGATGCCATACCTATGTTTGAATGGTATGATAGACCTAATGAGAGAATAGAAGACTTAATACGTAATACTAAATTTGATATGGCTGACCCTATGTCAGAATTAACTAATCCAAATATACCAAGTAAAGATGATTTGCATTACAGATATATATTGGAAGTATTGCATAATGGTATGAGCCATTATGATTTTCAAAAGACACTAAAAAGAAGTGTTAATGTTCAAGACTATATAGAAGTTCATAGTAATTATAATGACTATGCAGATTGGTTAGATACTATTAATGAAAATGAAAAGGCTGAAAAAGCTAGAGCTATGGGAATTAAATTATCAGTTAAAGGTGCCAATATAATGAGAAGAGGTACTGAAATCCCATGTGATTTTATTGGAGCATTTGTTGCTCACCTACCTTTTAAATTAACTCACCCAGATGAAGATAGATACTTGACATATAGAGAGGCAATGGCTGTTATGAAATTGCCAGAAGATTTTATTATGATAAACCCAAAGAGAAATCTTAATCACTTATGTCAAAATGTTCCAGTGACTACTGCTGAGGATATGGCATATAATATTAAAAGATTTTTAGAAGGTGGATGTGAAATGATATATGATGACTTTATAATACAAGATAATAAGTCAAAATCCCTAGAAAGTGAGCCATTAACTTTAGATAAATTTATGTAAATCTGTTTACTTTGGTTTAGATTTATGATATAATAGTAGTATACTTGAAATAATAGGAGATATAAATGACAAGTGATGAACGTATTAATATAATTAAAGTACTTCGTGGGGAAGTAGAAGTTTTAACTAAAAGACTTAAGCCTAATGGAACAGGACATTTACATACAACAATTGGAGTATTAAATTCCCGTATTGATGAATTAATTGACGAAGGTATGAGGGCTAAATAATGGGTATAATGGATAAATTGCAGAAGAATTCTAGGATTAAGGAGACTGATACTCTTGACAAATCCAAGATTTTTTCTAATCAAGAGATGGTACCAACAAAGGTTCCAATGATTAATGTCGCTTTATCAGGCGACCCTGATGGTGGACTAACCTCAGGACTGACTGTATTGGCAGGACCATCTAAGAATTTTAAAACATCATTTGGATTATTAATAGCCGCAGCATACTTAGACAAATATAAAGATGCTGTTCTATTATTTTATGATTCAGAATTTGGCTCACCCCAGCAATACTTTAAGTCGTTCGGTATTGACACTTCCCGAGTACTCCATAGTCCCATTACTAATGTTGAGGAACTGAAGTTTGATTTAATTAACCAATTAGAAAATATCGAACGCAAAGATAAAGTTATTATTATGATTGACTCTATTGGTAACTTAGCTTCTAAAAAAGAATTAGATGACACTATGAGTGAGAAATCCGTAGCAGATATGTCAAGGGCAAAAGCTCTTAAAGGTTTATTTAGAATGACCACACCATATCTCACAATGAGAGATATTCCATTACTTGCTGTCAATCACACATACCAAGAGATTGGTTTATTCCCTAAGGCTATTGTATCAGGTGGCACAGGTATTTATTACTCAAGTGATAATATTTGGATTCTTGGTAGACAACAAGAGAAAAAGGGTACAGAAATTATGGGCTATCACTTTATTATTAATGTAGAAAAGTCTAGGTTTGTTAAAGAAAAATCTAAGATTCCTATATCTGTAACATGGGAAGGTGGCATTGAGGAATATTCTGGTCTATTAGATGCAGCAATGGAAGGTGGTTATGTAGTTAAACCTACCATTGGTTGGTACTCTAAAGTTGATAAAAAGACAGGAGAGATAGAAGATAAAAAGGTTCGTATTGCTGAAACACTTAAGGAATCATTTTGGAAACCTGTCTTTGCTAATACAGACTTTAAAGAATTTCTAAAACGTAAGTATGAAATTGGCCATGCCGATATGATTAAAGTCTCACACCTAGAAGAAGGTTGGGATGATGAAGATTGAGACATTAATCTTACGTAACTTAATGTTGAATGAGGATTATACTAGAAGTGTAATCCCTCATATACAACTCAGATATTTTGAAGAACCTTATAGGGCTGTCTTTAATGAGATAGTTAAATTCGTTAATAAATTTTCTAAGCTACCAAGTGCCGATGCACTATCAATTGAACTTAGAAATAATCCAAAGATTGGTTCAGATTCTTTAGCTCTTATTCCTGAAATTAGTGTTCAAAAAGGTGAGCAAACTGTTGAATGGTTAATAGAACATACAGAAAAATGGTGCCAAGATAGAGCAATTTATTTAGCAATCATGGACTCTATTAATATTATAGAGGGCAAACATGATACATTAGATAAGAATGCATTACCCGAAGTATTATCTGAAGCTCTTCAAGTTAACTTTGACTTAAGGGTTGGGCATGATTATGTTGATGATTCAGATGCTAGGTATGAATTTTACCATAGAGCAGAGGAACATCTACCATTTGACTTAGTAAAATTTAATGAGATAACCAAAGGAGGCTTAGTTAATAAGTCACTGAACGTGGCTCTGGCAGGTACTGGTGTAGGTAAATCACTATTTATGTGTCATATAGCAGCTGGTGCTTTAACCCAAATGAAGAATGTTTTATATATTACTTTAGAAATGGCTGAAGAACGGATTGCTGAGAGAATAGATGCTAACCTTATGAACGTACCTCTTGACCAGTTAGAAAATTTGTCAAAGGATATGTTTGATAAGAAGATGCATAAGCTAACCGATAAAGGTGTAGGCAAATTAATTGTCAAAGAGTATCCCACAGGAGCGGCAAGTGCTATTCACTTTAGGGCATTACTAAAAGAATTAAAAATTAAAAGAGACTTTAAACCTGATATAATTTGCATAGATTATTTAAATATATGTGCAAGTTCACGTATGAAGGCTCTTGGTGGAGCAATAAATTCATATACTTATGTGAAAGCAATTGCTGAGGAATTGCGTGGCATGGCAGTAGAGTACAATTTACCTATTGTCACTGCCACACAAACTACTAGAGGTGGATTTGCCAGTTCAGATATTGGACTTGAAGATACATCTGAATCATTTGGTCTACCAGCAACGGCAGACTTAATGTTTGCTATTATATCTACTGATGAGTTAGAAGACTTAAATCAATTAATGATTAAACAACTTAAGAATAGATATAATGACCCAACAGGTAAAAATAAAAAGTTTGTTGTTGGAGTTGATAGAGCTAAAATGAGATTATATGATGTGGAAGATACCGCACAAACTTTAAATGTAAGGGATGACCCACCAGTGATAAATAAATATGAGGACTTTAAACATGAGTAATTACCAAAACGTAAATTCTATTTCACCACAAGTTTGGGGACAGCGATATAGAGATTTAGCAAAAGAAATATCCACATGGTCTAAAGACCCAAGCACTAAAGTTGGTGCAGTAGTTATTGGTAAAAGTGGCCAAGTATTAACCCAAGGCTATAATGGTTTCCCAAGAAGGATACGTGATACTGAAGATAGATGGGCTGATAGGGAAAGAAAATATGAATTAGTTGTTCATGCAGAGATGAATGCTATATATAATGCTTCTCTTACTGGTGTATCTTTAAAAGGTTCAACATTATATGTCTATGGATTACCTATTTGTAATGAATGTGCTAAAGGTATTATTCAAGTTGGAATTAAAAAGGTCATTGCCACAAGACCACAAATATATAATTCTCAATGGGATAAATCAAATAAATTGGCTGAAGCTATTTTTGCAGAGGCTGAAGTAATGTATTTAGTAGATGTAGAAGATGAGTAAACTATCAGACAATGCAAAATATAAAGGATATAAGTATAAGAAATTCTGGGATGGATTGCCAGAGGTTGTCCATAGTGAAGATAATCCTCATGACTATGTTGATTTATTTAAAAAATTAAATCCTGTTGACCCTAAGACAGGTCACCCAAAGGAGGATGATAATGAATGAACCAAAACCAGGACCGTTAAAATCGGCATTTGAAACAAGTACCAAAGGTGTTTTATATCAAGAACTAATAACATATAAAATTAACCTTAATGGTATGTTGACCAAAGAAACAGTTACACGAAGATTTAAGCATGATGGAAATTACCATGATACTACACATCACTTGCCTTTGGTGAAGATGGATGAGTAAAACATTAATACCACACGTTAAATATAAAAGGGACCATAATAAAAATACAATCTCTAAAAAACGTTTAAGTCATGGTACATTTAGATGTAAGCGTCATCCAAATTCTAAGAGGTGTACAAGTGGACATCGATGATACAAAGGAATGGATAGCAACAATAATAATATTACCAATATTTATAGTTGGTTTTATAGTATTGTATGTTATGATGGTAGTTACTTCTTTAGTGGCAATGGCAATTGATTGGTGGGTAGCAATACCATACCAAAGAAGGAATGGCAAAAAGAAAACCTAAATTTATTCCATTTAATAGATGGACGTTTGTAGACCAACATGGTAGAGATGATGACCATTGGTATATTAGATTAGAGGGTGGAGAGTATCATGATGTGATTTATAGATATGAATCTATAAAGCTTAATGAAGAAACTCAATCTATAAATTTTGATTATGAGGTGGTAGATTATCCAACTATGGATGACCCTCATGGTAAACCCCAGTTTAATCAAGCCGTAGGAGATATATTAAAAAGCATCTTAGATGATGCTATGGAGAAACAGGACTTTATATTAGGTCCTAAAAAGTAATGAATATTAAAGAAACATTGACGATATTGTCAGAAGAGGCAGCTGAAGTTAGCCAAGCAACTGCAAAATTAATTAGATTTGGCCCGTATGATGAACAAAATGTCGCTAAATTAGAAAAAGAATTAGGCGATTTAATGGCCGTAATGATGATTCTTGAATATTATGGATATGTTAAGTTTGGTAATATCCATGATAATATAGAACCTAAGCTGCAAAAGCTGAAAAAATATAGTAAGATTAGAAATCTGAATAAAATCATTAAAAATCTTTAAAGATATAAATAGCTTTATATCTAATATTATATAAGGTTTTTAATGCAGTCTTTTCAAAATCACATAGATGAGGCACAAGCTCTCAAATTTTATAACCTGCTTCCTAAGAAAGTAAGGCACACTATTAATAGAATCAAAAATAGAGATAAGTATAAAGCCGCCTTGCTTATGATAAAAGCATTAAGAAGAGACCCTGATATTATATCAAGAGGTCTAACTCCAAATAGGATTCAAGGTATTGCTGCTGATTATTTTGGTTTAAATCATAGAGAATTATCAAAGGTATTAAATCGCCAAACCAGATATGAAGATGTAGATGAGATAGATGAGGCCTATTCAATTCAATATACAAGTCCTAAAGATATTAAACACATACCTTATTCTGCTGAGCAATTAAAAGATATTGATAAGTTATATAAAAAAACCTT